CCGGGCTTTCATAGAAGGCTCTCAGGAGCCTTCTGGTACGATAAACATTACCAACACTGGAACAACGTATGCTCGTATAACGCTGGGGGAGAATCAAACTCTCATGTGCGTTTGGACAGTTCCCGCCGGGTATACGGCGTATCTTTTTCAAAAAGATGTTACTTGTCTTACTGAGGCAAACAACAAGTTTGGAACGATTAGCTTGGTTGCAAAAAAGTCGGGGGGAGTGTTTAGAACTCAGGATAAGTTTTCCGTTCAAAACGGGCACACTGAAATAGCTTACTCAACTCCTCTTCAGTTCCCAGAAAAAACAGACATTGAGGTCCGCGCTATAGGCAGTAGTTCTAACTCTGCACTTCACGTTTCGGCGGCACTTGATATTATTTACATCAAAAATGAGGATTGGTCGTAATGCCTCGCAAAAAAGAAACACCGATCCGCAAGACAACTGGCAAAGGTGGTAATTACCGCAAAACCAAGTCTGGCGCGGGTATGACCAAAAAAGGTGTGGAAGCCTACAAAAAAGCTAATCCCGGTTCAAAATTAAAAACTGCTGTGACTGGTAAGGTTAAAAAGGGAAGCGCCGCCGCAAAACGACGCAAGTCATATTGCGCACGTTCCGCTGGTCAAATGAAGAAGTTTCCGAAGGCGGCAAAAGACCCTAACTCACGCCTAAGACAAGCGAGAAAGCGGTGGAAATGTTGATGGCAGATAAAAGTGTTCACGACTTAGAGTTGGAATTAGTAAAATTTCAAACTCAACAAGATCATTTGGTAAATAGCGTCGATAGGTTGAAAGACGATATGAAAGAGGTAAAAGTTACCTTGTTCCAAGCAAAGTGGATGATCGTTGGTGCACTTTTAGTCGCGAGCTTTATGAACAGCGATATGCTTATAGAAGCTCTGTTGGGGCTTTCTAAGTAATGGCGATTGGTCGTTCTCAAATGTCCCAACAGGTGACTAAGCCGCCTATGAAGAAAAAGGTGAAGAAAAATGCCAAAAGACGCATGTTACAAAAAAGTAAAAGCAAGGTACAAAGTATTCCCAAGCGCATACGCAAGCGGCGCAATCGCAAAGTGTCGTAAGGTTGGCGCAAAAAACTGGGGTAACAGTAAGAAAAAGCCTGTGAAAAAAGCTATGGGTGGCGAGATAATGCCGTCAAATGAGTATCGAAAACGTCCAGTCCGACGCATGTTGAAGGGTGGAGAAGCTATTGCGAATGGGTGTGGCAGCGTAATGACTGATCGTCGTAAAGTTACAAGGTTGGGCTAATGGCTGTTCGGAAAACAAAAAAGGGTGCTGCACTCAAGCGTTGGTTCAAAGAAGACTGGAAAGATGTCAAGACTGGCAAACCATGTGGTCGTAAAAAAGGTGAAAAAAGAAGCACTCCTTACTGCCGACCAAGCAAGCGAGTAAGCTCTAAAACACCTAAAACAGCTTCGGAGATGACATCTGCTGAAAAGCGTAGTAGAGTATCTCAGAAGAAGCGTCTTGGACAACCCGCAGGAAAGCCAAAGCGTGTTAAGCCGCTTAGAAGGAAAAAGACATGACTGTATCTGGCTCCGCAGATTTTGAACTTGACGTAGCGGAATACGTTGAAGAGGCATTCGAGCGGTGTGGCTTGGAAGCCCGAACTGGCTATGACTTAAAGACAGCAAAGCGGTCGTTAAACATAATGTTTGCGGATTGGGCCAACAGAGGCCTAAATCAATGGACTATTAAGGAAAGAACTTTGACAGTTGTGGAGGGCCAGAGAGTTTATCCATTGGACGCAGATATAATAGATGTTTTAGCTGTTGTTGTGCGTCGTGGAACTACAGACTACACGATAGACAGAGTTAGCCGAGATCAATACCTATCTATTCCTACAAAAGAATCTACTGGTCGCGTAACTCAGTTTTTCTTAAATAGACAAATTATCCCAGATCTTCAGGTCTGGCCTGTTCCTGACAACGCTACAGATGTTTTGGTTTACAACTGCCTTACTCGCATAGATGACGCAGATACGATGACAAATACTGTAGACGTTCCGTTTAGATTTTATCCATGCTTGTCGGCAGGTTTAGCTTATTACATTTCTTTAAAAAGAGCTCCTGAGCGCGTTCAAATGCTCAAGGCGGTTTACGAAGAAGAAATGAGGCGCGCTATAGATGAAGACAGAGACAGAGCTTCTTTTCAAATTTCTCCTAGCTTGAGGAATTACAGAATTGTCTAAGTTTGCAACAGGAAAGTGGGCATATGGCATATCTGACCGATCTGGCTTCAGGTATCGCCTAAGAGATATGCGCCGTGAGTGGAATGGGCTTCTTGTGGGTAAGGATGAGTGGGAGGCCAAGCAACCACAGCTTGAGCCTATTCGCGCAACTCCTGACCCCCAAGCATTAAGAAATCCGCGCCCTGAACAAAACGTAGCTCAAAAAAACAATATTCAATGGGGTTGGAACCCGGTTGGAATGGTTGGGGACGGTGGCTTGACACCTAATAACTTGGTCGCTCAAGGGGCCGTTGGAACAGTAACGGTGGTGACAACATGAGTTTTACATATGCGCAGCTTAAACAGGCTATTCAAGATTATACAGAGAATGACGAGACATCCTTTGTAAACAACCTGCCTTTGTTTATTAGGCAGGCAGAAGAGCGTATCCTAAAGAACGTGCAACTTAGCTTGTTTCGTAAAAATTCAACGGCTTATACTACAGCCGATAACCCTTACTTGGCGGTCCCGTCAGACTTTCTTTCCCCGTTTTCTTTGAGTCTACGCGGACCAGATCAAGACAGGTTTTTTGTTGAGTTTAAAGACCCTAGCTTCTTGCAAAGCTACACCCCTGACGACACGACAACGGGCGCTCCTCGTTATTACGGGGTTTTTGATCTGAATAATTTTTTGTTGGCTCCGACTCCAAATGCTCCTGCGGTTGGAGCGAACTACACCGCGGAACTTCATTATTTCTATCGACCTTTGAGTCTGACTGCGGGTTCAGAGAGTGGCACAACATGGCTCAGTGAAAATGCTGAAATGGCTCTTTTGTATGGCGCTCTTATTGAGGCGTATATTTACATGAAGGGTGAACAGGATATTATGACCATGTACGCTCAGAGGTTTCAAGAAGCGATTATGGGCATTAAAATGCTGGGTGAGGCCAAAGAAACAACAGATGAATACCGCACAGGTAAGGTTATAAGGGCAAAACAGTAATGTTTGAGCTAAAGACAAACACCCCCCAGAATGAACAAGTGGTATTGGTTAATACTACTAAGGGTCGTGGCTTCACTCCCGAAGAGCTTTCTGAGCAATGCGTTCAGAAATTGATCTCTGTATCTGATACGGCACCCCCAGCCATCAGGGATCAAGCCCGTGCTTTTTCAAAGCACATTGAAACGCTTGTTGCATATTATATGCGGCAGGCTATTCGCAGCGACCGAACTAGTGTATATAATGCACTTAATGATGCGGGGCATCCCGACCTAGCCGATCTTATAAGGAGACTTTGACATGGCTTTTACTGGTAACTTCATGTGTACGTCATTCAAGAAAGAACTTCTTGAAGGCGGTCATAACTTTTCACTTAGCGGCGGCGACACGTTTAATCTCGCTCTGTATGACAACAACGCTTCGTTCACCGCAGCGACGACGGACTACACGGCTACTGACGAAGTAGGCGATTCTGGTTCGTATGCTGCGGGTGGTGGCGCGTTGACACGCATCGATCCTACCTCTTCTGGTACGACAGCGTTTACAGACTTTGCTGACCTGACTTTCACGTCGGCTACCATCACAGCCCGCGGTGCGTTGATCTACAACACAACCGAAGGTGCAGGCACGGGCACAACAAACTCTGTTGTGGTTTTGGATTTTGGCGCTGACAAGACCTCAACAGCGGGTGATTTCCAAATCGTCTTCCCAACTGCGGATGCGTCTAACGCACTCATCCGTATCGCCTAAATACTTTAAGGAGAGCGCGGCATGGCCCTTGTTGTCAAAGACCGAGTTAAAGAATCCAGTACGACTTCTGGTACAGGAACATTAACGCTAGCTGGCGCGGTAACAGGCTTTCAGGCTTTTTCTGCCGCGCTCTCCAACGGCGACACAACCTACTACGCAATTGCTGAATCAAGCACTGGTGCGTGGGAAGTAGGTCTTGGTACATATACCACGTCTGGAACGACACTGGCTCGGACAACTATCCTTGACAGTTCGAACTCTGGCTCTGCGATCAACTTGTCGGGCGCGGGTGCTGATGTTTTCATCACTCAGCCTGCGGACAAAGCAGCGTACTTCGATGCTTCTGGTGATCTTTTCCTGAACCAAGACCCGACCTCGGCA